CTACAACCCCCTATAACGTAAAAAACTGGCCCCCGGTAAACTTTTTTGTTATCCTGCGAATGTTAGCGGCTACCCTCCCACCCGGCCGCTGAACCTTCGGGTTCCCCCGCGCGCTGGGCCTCCCCCTTGTGCGCGGGGTTACGCTTTCGACGTATTTGTTGTATTATCGTGGGAAACGAAGGGCGAGGCAGGCACATGGGTATTTGGGACGACATTAAAATGGGTTTTGGCGGCGCGCCTAAAACCCAAGACTACCGCGACCGCACGGCCGCCACTATGGCCAACAATTCACGAAATTCCGAGGCTATGCGTGGAATGGGCCAACGGGCTCAAGACGCAAACGCCCAGCGCGTGTCAGACAGGTACATGAGCCAGACGTCCAACGGCGGACGTGGGGGCATTTTAGGCGGCGCATTCAACAAAGATCCACGCGCCCGCGACCGCAGCACATTCCGCAACCCCGGCAAGCAGGAGGGCTTCTTCGGCTACGACGGGTTTCTGCGTCCCAAGACTGGCAACGTATTCACCGACTTAAATCGCTTCATGCCCATGGGCCTGATAGCTGGAGCCATAAACTCCGCCACCACGAAACCCGTGGACAGCGGCGCGTCATACACGATGAACACGCAGCGCGGCGTCGGTCCCGGCACGGGCACAGCCCCACGCCCCAGCCCGCAGCAACGTCTTTCGGGCTACGCTGCGCCGCAGGTCGACACGAGCTACCTTAACGATCAGCCGCCAGTCATGCCCATGACGTCGATGAGCCCGCTCAACTTTACCAACACCGAGGAGGACACGTTCTTCGACTTGTCGCAGCCCGACAGCGCATTTTCTGGCGTGCCACCGAGCCAGCGTCCCGGAGCAGTGACCGGGACCGTAAGCGACATGGGGCCGCTGATGGATGACTTGCCGCTTGGTCCTCAATCATTTTTAGGCGGCGCCATAGACGCCCCCGCCGACTTTTTCGCCTCCGCTGACGGAGGAGTTTCTGTTGACGACGCCGAGTTCCAAGAGTGGCTGGCTACAAATAGCGGCAAACAGATGCAGCAGTGGGAAGAGAGCAACCCCGGATTTGCGCGTCGCATGTACGATACCGCAAAACGCATCAAAGCAGGAAAATTTTAATGCCGGGACTAGACTTCCAATCGCTTCTGGCGGCCATCCAGCGTCAGGAAAGTAGCAGAGACCCAGTACACGACGGCCCCACAGACGACTTGAATAAGCTCGTCAGCCCCACCGGCGCGCGTGGCGTAATGCAGGTCGAGGTGCCGACCGCAATGAAGCCGGGCTACGAGAGGAGCGGCGCGCAAAATATATTTGACGTGGCCAAGGAGATGGGGTTTGGCACTTTTGATCAGACTGAAGAGGCCGCCATCGAGCTGCTCGACACGCCCGAGATCAACAAAGAGTTTGCCAGCCGCTATTTGGAGGCGCTGCTGGTAGAATTTGATGGCAACGTAGATCAGGCCGTCGCGGCTTATACTGCCGGCCCCGGCGCGGTAAAGAGGGGCGACCGTAAATACGATAATCTGCCGCACAACGACGACCGTAAATATGTCGACAGCGTGCGCCAGTATTACAATCAGAGCGCTGGCGATAATTACCCCGTCACCATGTCCCCGCGCCCACAAATGCGACCAAAAGGGCTACTCGGTTAATGGATTACAGACAATATGTCCCACCGGGCCTGCGCGGCCCACTAGATGACATACTGGGCATGGGCAAGGTCGTCGGAACCGGCGCCTCAAACTTGCTCAGCGCTATCCAGCAAGACCCGCTTGCCGTCAATCAGGCGATCGGCGACAGCATGGTCGGAGGTATACAAAGCGCCGTCACTGACCCGATTGGCACCGTTAAGGGTGTTTACGATGAAACCACGACCACCGCGAAAAACGCGCTTACCAAAAGTGCGGCCGATTACTTGCGGGAAATGTTTGGCGTAGAGCCCAAAGACGCGAAGCCCGAGATGATAACTGCGTCCAACGACGCAAGGTCTGCCGATCAGGCCGCGTTGCTCGCAATGTTAATCCCTGGGACTAAGGCATTGAAAGCAGGCGCAAAAGCTGCCGGAAATGTCGACTACGGCGGCCTCGCTGCCGACCTTACCTATGGCGGTAAGTCGATTGTTCAAGGCGACGGCCAAGGTCTACTTGAAGCATTCCAACGCGGCGGCGAAGGAAAATCAGTCGGAGCAGCGGCAGCCGGAGATAGGTTCGAGGTCAAAGGCTCAGACTTTTTTGACGCGGCGCGCGGTGGCAAGGGTAAAGACCCAGCGCTGTACACGCCATTTTCTGGCATCAAGCACGCAACGCCACCGGCGCTGTGGACAGCAAGTGGACAGCGGCAAGGCAATTTACTCGATAGCGTTATGATAGACCCGTCTGAGTTACTCGGAAAAAATATGTATTTTGCCACAGGAGATCGCACGACAAACCAAGACCTCGTACAAGAGGTTAACGATTATTTATTGAGAAACGGCGGCCAGAAAACATACGGTGGCCCAAGATATATGGACCAAGTTGACCGAGGCGTTTGGGCATCAGAGGCAAACCCAATGAAGGCAAAGTCAAACGCATGGATTGAGGCTAATAAACGCAACGAAGATTACATTGCTGCCTATATGCCTATGGGCGAAAGGTCTGGCGACTTTTCCAAGCATATGTCTGACGTATATGGAGGCATGATTGCCACTGGAGCAAATTCGGCTCGCTGGACCCGTAACGTCGGAAAAATTGATGATGCAATTGCCAAAAAATTTCCAAAGATAAAAGATCGGCCTAGTTTTAGCTCTCCAGCGTTTCCAGAATGGCTGTCTAGCCAAAAAGGCGGCGTCCGCGCTTCTTTGATAAAATTCTTTGACAGCAGTCAAATGCAAAAGCTCGGCGTGCCAGAAGTCGGCCCAGCTCGTTTTGCGATCACGCAACCTGAGCTTATGCTGTCAGACACTGCAAGTATCGGCTATCGGTTTGGAACTCCAAAGCGCGGCGCTGTATCTGAAAGAACAGACCTTCACCCATCATATAATGCAGAACTCGCAATGGAGCCCGGAACGACAAGTTCAACACTTGGCTTCGATCTTCCGTGGATTATTGGCGCGCGCGACAGCGCACTGCCAAAAGCCGCTTCGTTTGCCAGAGAAAAGGGCATACTAGATCTCAAGGCAAAACCAAAAGACGTCAAATCTTATATGGGCAATCCAAACATAAATCAGCGTATCGACGGCCAGTGGGTCGACGAAGCCAGTTTGTACAGAGACATTTTGCAATCACAGGGTCGAGCTGGCGCTGACGATTATGTTATGAGCCTTTTGAAATCGTATATGGCTAAGTGATGATGTCCCTGACCTCATTTACAACATCGTCAATCATTCCGACGATCTCGTCCGGCAAATCTTCTTGGCTTGTCCAGAGCATCATCACGACAGCTTCAACGCTACGGCGTATGGCTTCTAATTCGCTTTCCATGTGCACACCCTCCATTTTAGTGCATAATACAGGAGAGATTGTTAACACAACCGCAACCGCGTTGCAAGAAGGGCCACACGATGGACTATGACATGAACAATATGGCCTCCGAGCTCGAGGCTGAGATGAACCCGGACGTTATGGACGAGGTGGAGCTACAGAGCATCGTAGGCCGCGAGATCGAGGACGCGATTGACTTTATCGACAACTACGTCAGCCCGAACCGCGCCACCGCGACCCAATACTACCGCGGCGAGCCGTTCGGCAACGAGGAAGAGGGCCGCAGCCAAGTCGTCAGCATGGACGTGCGCGATACCGTACAGGCGATCATGCCGTCGCTGATGCGCGTATTCCACGGCTCCGACGAGAGTGTGTCCTACATCCCGACCGGCCCCGAGGACGTCGAAAACGCGCAGCAGGCGACAGACTACGCCAACTTCGTACTAAATCGCGACAACGACGGTTTTCTGGTGATGCACAGCGCGTTCAAGGATGCGCTGATCCGCAAGGTAGGCATCATCAAGTGTTTCTGGGAGGACAAGACTGAAGTCGAGACTTTCCACATGACTGGCCTTGACGACGCGGCGCTGGCGGCACTCGCAGCCGAACCCGACGCAGAAATAACTGTGCAAAGCTCTGAAACTGTCGGCGAGCCGCAAATTGATCCCCAGACTGGCCAATTCATTATGCCGCCGATGATCCACGACGTCACAGTCGAGTATGTTCGCCCGGACGGCCGTGTTCAGGTAGAAGCCGTGCCGCCGGAAGAGTTCTTGATCTCACGCGAGGCTAAGTCCATCGCGGACGCGTCATACGTTGGCCACCGCCGGATTATCACGGTGTCTGAGCTCGTGTCCATGGGCTACGCCGAGGAAGACGTCGAGAAACTTGCATCCGCCCACGACGACATGAGCATGAACGTGGAGCGCCGCACGCGCAACCCGGCACTGTCAAACGAAATGAACGCCCGCAACGACGACGCCATGCGCAAGGTGGCATACGTCGAGAGTTACATCCGCGTCGACCACGACGGCGACGGCATTGCCGAGCTGCGCAAGATCTGCACCGCCGGCGACGGTAACAAAGTGCTGCGCAACGAGGCAGTCGAAATGGCGCCGTTCTGTTCATTCTGCCCAGAACCAGAAGCGCATGACTTTTTCGGACTTTCCGTTGCCGACGTGGTCATGGATATCCAGCGCATCAAGTCTAGCGTAATGCGAAACACGCTCGACAGCTTGGCGATGTCCATTCATCCGCGCATCGCAGTGGTTGAGGGCATGGTAAACATGGAAGACGCAATGTCGACCGAAGTCGGCTCGATCATCCGCCAGCGCGCCGTGGGGCAAATCACGCCTCTGGCAATGCCATTTGTGGGTCAGCAGGCGTTCCCGGTCTTGCAATACATGGACGAGGTCAAGGAGGCGCGTACAGGCGTTTCTAAGGCGTCAATGGGTTTAGACGCAGCAGCGCTCCAAAGCTCCACTGCCGGCGCTGTAAACGCCACTGTGGCGGCCGCACAGCAGCACATAGAGCTGATCGCGCGGATCTTCGCAGAGACTGGCATGAAAGACTTGTTCAAGATTATGCTGCAGCTCATTACGACGCATCAGGATCAGGCCCGCATGGTCCGCCTGCGCAATAAATTCGTGCAAATCGATCCACGCGCGTGGGACGCCAAAATGGACGTCTCAGTCAACGTGGCCTTGGGCCGTGGCACCGACACCGAGCGCATGATGATGATGCGCCAAATTGGCGAGATGCAAAAGGAAGCCATGGCGACGCTGGGCCAGCAAAACCCGCTGACCGACATCTCCAAGCTATCCAACACGCTCAAGTCTATGACCGAGCTGGCTGGCTTCAAGGACACGTCGCAGTTCTGGAACGACCCGGCAGACTTCCAGCCGCCGCCGCCAGACAACAAGCCCGACATCAACGAGCAGCTAATCCAAGTGCAAATTCAGCAGATCCAAGCGGACATGCAAAAAAAGGCCGCCGAGCTTCAGTTGAAGCGCGAGGAGATGATTATGGAAGACGACCGCAAGCGCGACGAGCTCGAAGCCGAGCTATTTGTAAAGGCGGAGGAAATGCAGGCAAAATATGGCACGCAGCTCAACGTGGAGAAAATCCGCTCCGAGCTGGCTATCAACCGCGAAATAATGCGCGGGCAAGTCGACGTAATCAGGGAGGGTACGCGTGAAGACTAAGCAGCAAATAATCGAGGACGGGCACCAAGCTGCCCGCCTCCTTTACGATACTGACCTCAGCCGATTTATGGATGAAGTCGAACAGAATTGCTGGACGGAGTTTAAGGCAACTGCGGCCAGCGACAAGGACAGTCGGGAGGCTGTCTACATGCAACTGCGCGGCGTAGAAATGGTTCGCCAGACGCTGCGTGCAATGGTGGACAATGGCTCTATTGAAAACAAGTCAAAATAGGGGCATAATAGGAGAGTAAGCTATGACGGAAAGCAACACCCCAAATGGGATTGGTTTGTCACAAGCACAACATGCAATCAGCGCCATGATGGCACCCTCGCAAGAGGACAATGCTCCAGAGGCTGATGCGCTACAGGCTGAAGACACGGAAATCGTGGATGACGCCGAAATGCTGGATGACGCAAACGAGGAGCAATCCTTGGACGCAGAGGACAGCGATCTTGATGGCGAGGAATACGAGGAAGAGGACCAAGACCAATCTGATGACATTCTTTCTGCTACGGTTGAAGTGGATGGCGAAGAGATTACGGTTGAGGAAGTCCGAAACGGATATCTGAGGCATAGGGATTACACCCGCAAGACGCAGGCGCTGGCCGAGGAGCGAAACGCTTTTACCGGACAGGTCGCCGAGTTGGACCGGGAACGTGCACAATACGCTGAGCTGCTGCCGCAAATCGCACAGCAGATCCAGCAATCGGTACAGGCCGAGCCAGATTGGGATACTCTGTATGATACAGACCCTGCTTTGGCCGCGAAGGCTGAACGCCAGTGGCGGAAACAGTTAGAGCAGAAGCAAGTGCAGATGCAGGCTGTGACGCAAGAGCAGGCGCGCATGCAGGAGTTGCAGCAACAACGTATGCAACATGCAAAAGCGCAGTTCGTGGATCACCAGAGGGAGGTTCTCCCAGACCTGATCCCCGAATGGAGAGACGCAAAGGTGGCCGCAGAGGAAGCGGGCCAAATACGCGAATTTCTACTCACCTCCGGCTTTAACGAGCGGGACATTGACGAAATGAACAGCGCAATGGTCGTTAAGATGGCCAGACTGGCAATGCTACAGTCGCGTGGAGCAACTCGAGCTGACAAGGCTAAAGCTAAGCCAAAGCCAGCGAAAGGCAGCAAGACGTTACGGGCAGGGTCACGCGGCACGCAACCGAAGCCGACGAACAGTGCACGAGAAGCGCAACAGCGCGTAAAGCAAACCGGCCGCGTCAATGACGCCGCAGCCGCCATCAAAGCCTTATTGTAGGAGAAATATACAATGGCAATCGTAGGTAATACATTTACTTCTTTCAGCGCGAAAGGTATTCGCGAAGAATTATCGAACATAATCAGCAACATAAGCCCAGAAGACGTGCCGCTGCAATCTAACATCGGATCAGAAAATGTGTCTAACACATATTTTGAGTGGCAGACTGACAGCTTGGCAGCCGCCAGCACTACAGCCGTCCTCGACGGTGACGACGTTGCGTCTTTTGACGCCACCGCCGCCACCACGCGCGTAGGCAACTACACGCAGATCAGTCGTCGTACTCTGATCGTTGCAGATAACCTTGCAAATCAAGACCTTGCAGGCCGCAACGACGAAGTTAGCTTCCAGATGGCTAAACGCGGCAAAGAGCTAAAGCGCGACATCGAAGCCGTTCTGTGCGACAACAACGCTAAAGTGGCAGGCAACACTACCACTGCACGCGAAACTGCGGGCCTCGGCGCGTGGATCACTACCAACTCCAACAAAGCTGGCGACGGTACAGATCCAACTGCGGCAGACGGTTCCGACCCTCGCAACGACGGCACGCAGCGCGACTTGACTGAGGCAATGGTAAAAGACGCCATGCAGCAGGCATTCATCGAAGGCGGCACCCCGTCGCTCTTGATGGTTGGTCCGTACAACAAGACTGTTGTATCTGGGTTCGCCGGTATCGCCGCACAGCGCTACCAAGCACCATCAGACAGCCCGACCACAATCATCGGCGCGGCTGACGTCTATCTATCTGATTTTGGTACACTTTCCGTCGTACCAAACCGCTTCCAACGTGAGCGGGATGCTTTCTTGCTGGACCCAGAGTACGCATCAGTATGCTACCTGCGCCCAATCCAAGCGGTAGATCTTGCCAAGACAGGCGATGCCGAGAAGAAAATGATAATCGCAGAATTTGGACTAAAAATTTCCAACGAAGCCGCCCACGCTGGCGTGTTCGATCTGAACGTATCTTAATAAAGATGGGGCGGCTTCGGTCGCCCCAACTGACTTGGAGGGAACCATGAAAAGATTATTCAGCCACGACGAAGCCACCGGCATTACGAAATACTGGCACGTCACCGGCGAGGGGCAATTTGTCGTCGAAACGGTGCAGCGGGCTGATGCGATTTTAGACGCAAACAAGCGGGCGTTTAACGACGCCGGGGAGCGCTGGGGCGAGAAAATGAACAGGGTGGCCTCGATCCCGCTTTCAGTGTATTATGACTTAAAGCGCAAAGGCATCGCAGATGACCCTGACCGCATGAAAAAATGGATGAACGACCTCGACAATCGGGCATTTAGGACAAGAGGCGGAACGCTGTGAGCATTACGACATACGCTGAGCTAAAGTCGGCACTGGCAGACTGGCTAAACCGAGACGATTTGGCTTCGGTTATTCCGACGTTTATCTCGTTGGCCGAGGCTGACATCCAGCGGAACGTGCGGCACTGGCGTCAGGAGCGCCGCTCCAGAGCTAATTTTGTGACGCAGTACACTGCGCTGCCGGCGGACTACATTGAAGCGATCCGCTTCCTGATCACGACTGACGGCACGAGCTGGCTAAAGAAGACGAGCCAAGCCGGCATCATGGAATATCGCGAGAGCGGAGACGACACTCCGGGTCGCCCGCAATACTACGCAATCACCGGCGGCGAGATCGAGGTGTGGCCCACGCCCAACGCGAGCTACGAAGCCGAGTTGACTTACTTTGCCAAAATCCCACAGCTCACCGACGCAGTGACTACCAACTGGCTTCTGGAGCAATTTCCTGACGCCTATTTGTACGGGTCTTTGATCCACGCGGCCCCGTATCTCGACGAGGACGGTCGGGCGCAGATCTGGAGCTCGCTTTACAACAAGGCGCAGGACAGTATCAACGAAGAGAGCGAAAAGGCCAAGATCGATGGTGCGGCCCTGCGGGCCAAGCTGAAGTCATTCTGAACAACGGCAGCGCCGCAACATAAACGAGAGGGCCGTAATGAGCTTTTCAAACACATACGAAACCACAATACTGAATTGGACGTTCAACGCCTCTTCAGTTACCCGGCCCACCTCTTGGTACATCGGGCTGTTTACGTCTGACCCCGGAGAAGGGCAGGGGGGTGCAGAGCTTTCTGGCAGCGCATACGCGCGCCAGTCTGCTACGTTCACGGTAAGCGGCAATACGGCCACAACCAGCAACGTGATTGAGTACCCAGCCGCCACAGGTTCTTGGGGTACGATTACGCACATTGCGGTTTATGATGCTGCTACAAGTGGGACGCAAATTGCCTACGCGGCTTTGACAACATCGAAGACAATCGACACCGCTGACGTTCTTCGCATCCCGGCTGGTGATATTGATATAACTTTAGATTAAGGTGACGCATGGCGACCATTGTAACACGATCTGGTAAAGGTTCGTCATTAACTCACGCAGAGGTTGATGCCAACTTCAACAATTTAAACGATGACAAGCTGGAGCTATCAGGCGGCACACTTACGGGCAGCTTGGTTCTTAATGGTGATCCAAGCGCAAATCTACAGCCAGCCACCAAGCAATATGTGGACACGACTACAGCCACGGCGGCGCAAGGCACAAAAGCTGACACAGCATATGGTTGGGGCGATCATGCCTTGGCGGG